GGTAGTTCTTATTATGATAACATGAGAGAAGAAGAATTAAAACAAAAAGCTGAAACAGTATCAAAAATGATAGAAGAAAATTTTAATAACGAGCTATTAAGTGCAAACACTATGAATTCATATTTAAACACGGCATTAATAAATTCTAAAAATACAACTGAATTATTGCATGAATATTCTGAAAAAAATATGATTCTTAAATCAAAACTAAGAGATAGTAAGGGTGATATACTAACAAATGATAGGAAAACTTATTATGAAATGGAAGCACTAGAACGTTTGCAATCTTGGTATAGATTTTTTTGGTGGATTTATTATTTGTTAGTTATTTGTTTTATTTTAGCTTTAATACTTTCTCCAAGTGATTTATCGTTTATTAAAAAAATAATTCTAGCAATTGTATTTGTATTTTTCCCCTATTTATTTCACATAACAACACACATATGTTATAATATATATACGTGGTTGTTGCAAAAAATACCAAAAAATGTATATAATAATTTGTAAATGTATTGTTTAAGTTCTTTAAGTTGTTTTCATAATATATTTCGTTCTTTAAGTTGTTTTCATAATATATTTCTTTCTTTAAGTTGTTTTCATAAATAATATATTTCGTTCTTTAAGTTGTTTTCATAATATATATTTCCACTACAAAGCATCCAAATCATCTACATTCTCACAGTCATCTTCTTTTATCTTTACATTATGCCACTTATTCGTTTTCCCATTTTTATTACCAAACTTTTTAATCATCGCATCTACTAATTCCGATAATTTTGGAGATTTTCTATTACCATAATTCATTTGAAACCATTCTTTAAACGCATTATTTAATGACATTTGATTTAGACCATATTGATTTTCAACCTTAATAAGTTTATCCATTATAAATCCAGAAATAGCATCCTGACTTTGTCTATATCTATTCGATGATGACGATACCTCATGACAATCAATTACTTCTCCTTCCGTTTCACATGCTCTCTTAACCAACATTGAAATAAATACAGGAGCCCATATCGGCAATTTTTCTTTCAAACTTTTATCCTTTTTAAACACATATTTCGTATCATCTGTATATATTTCACCCTCTGACATAAATTTTGCAAAGAAATCAACCAATTTCATTCTTCTCCATGTACCATCATCATTGCTTTTCACATCAAATAACGAGTTTGTACACACTACCAAACTAAATTGAGGAATAAATATTTCAGAATCACAATACAACGCTCTACCCAATAATGGATCACCACCCGTTAATTCCTTCAAAATACCCTCATTTAGTGTAGCCTCTTTTGTCGGTTCTTGTATTACTGCATATCTTACACCCTTTAATTGCATCAACTCAGGAGTTGCACCACCAATAGAACTTCTTTTATCTGTAACTAATGTAATCGGCACAGTTCCTTTATAATCACCCAAACTTTGCGACATTAAATCTGTTAATATTGATTTACCATTTGAACCAGAACCTCTATAAATATTAAAGGCATGCTCTTTTTTAACACCAATCAATACTGACGCTAAATGATCCCACATATATTTACATAAATCAGGCAGAGGAAATAATTGTTCCATAAATGTCATTATTTCATTAGATACAACTTGAATATTATTATTTGACGGATCAAATGGGATATACGATACACCCGTTGTTTTTGTAATATAATCTTGCGGATAACCATCACGAAATTCCTTTGTCTTAAAATCAAACACACCATTTGTAAAACACATTAAATATGGATTTGAATCAATATTTTTTTGAAATTCTTGGTCAAAGAATATTTCCATAGCTTCACGCATAATGTTATTTTTATCATTCGTTTTTTTCAATTTTATACAAATCTCAGCTATCTTTTTTATTTTTCTTTGAAATTTTTCATGATGTTCATCACTTGGTTCATAATGCTGAGCTTCAGACAAATATTGACTTTGTTTTTCAGAATACAATTCAAATAAGTCTTTTGAAATCGCCATTCTTAAACGCTGACCTTCATCTTTTTCCCAACGATGCTTATTAAACACATACCATTTCTTATTAGTAATACTACTACACACATACTTGTCTTTAAATAAATGATATAATACCATTGCGTAATCCCAATCACCCGCTTCAAATATTGTATCTTCTATATATTGATCAATTGTATATTTTTTAACCTTTTTATATTCTTCATATGCATCCTGTTTCGCCCAATACATAATAGAGGCACGTGTTACACCATCCGGCCTTTTATTGAAATGATGCTTCCAATCATTAAATAAATTAGGAATCGTAGCATAATCAAAATCACTTGCTTTAGACCTTAACATGACCCAAGATAGAAATAATCTATCATCTGTATGCTTTAACGCAAATGCAACTTTTCTATTTAACAAATGAGAACCAGGTGTATAATATTTTTCAGGTAAAATTTGCGTATATTGGTGCGTTTCTTTAATATATTGTTCATTTACCTTTAAATTTACCATAATATAATCTACTGCCTTTTTAAGAGTTTCTTTATCAGTAATATCAGACAACTGAATTTCACCAACTTCTTCCTCCTCAAACACCACATTTATTTTACTTTTCGATTTTGATTTTGATTTCTTAGTTTTTTTCTCATCCAATCTCTTATTATACTCATCTATTATATTTGGATTTAATTCAAATTTTATATTGTTATCATATTGCGCTGACAATAATGGCAAATCTTTCGATAAATCAATCTCATTTAATGGCTTTGCTATCGTAATCCAATTATTATCAGTTACATCCAATTCAGCAGTCAAATAATATGTTAATTTATATGCTTCATATCCAGGTTTTTGAGACCCGTACATTTGCCAATTTACAGAACCTGACGATATTCCTTTATCTAATACATCTTCCCAACTATTTGTTAAAGGCAATTCCCATATATCACCTATTTGGGATAATATTTTATCTCGTAACATCAGTTGTAAAACATGATCCATTTGAATTCCTATAATCATATGAATCCCGTCTTTTGTAACTTGTTTATCAGCAACCCTATTTACAGTTGGCTTTTCCATAATGAAAATTGGAAATGATTTATTTTCTTCAAATATGAAAAATTCATTAAGTTGCTCTAAATAAAGTAAAACTATATCCTGTATATGTTCACTTGTATGTAAACGTTTTGTTACATCATATTTATAACGAAAATCGAAATCAACCAAAATGGGTCCAGCACCCTCTTGCAAACAATTTGAAATCTGTGTTTCAGTCAAATATTCTTTACGACATTTCACAAAAACATGTTCATAATATAATCTACGAAATATAGGCAATTCATCACGACCAATACTAAAAGCACCTGCATACACATTTAACTCTTTACTTCCTATTCTTGTGTGAGTTATTTTTTGTTGATTTGTATCTCCAGAACTTTTACTGATTGTATGCTTTGTTAGGAAGTCAGATAAATCATTATATTGTGACGATGATGATATCATAGTTTCCATTTATTGATATATTATGTTAAGATTTTTCTATTTCATTTTTTTATTTTAATAATATTAAAATAACTAATTTATACGCAAATAACATATTATATTAAACATATTTAAATATATTTTTACATGTATATATTATGACAGAATCTCAAATAATTCACACTGATACTGTAAAACGACTTTTAAAAGATGTAAGACAAATAATAAAACACCCTTTAACCGATAACGGAATTTATTATTCTCATGATGAAAATGATATGACACAAGGATACGCTATGATTGTTGGACCTTCAGATACACCATATTTCGGGGGATATTATTTTTTCAAATTTAAATTCCCAAATGATTATCCATTTACACCACCCGAAGTTACTTATATGACTAATGATGGATGTACACGATTTAACCCAAATCTTTATAGATGCGGAAAAGTATGTGTATCCATACTTAACACATGGTATGGAGACCAATGGTCAGCATGTCAAACCATAAATAGCGTTTTATTTACTATTTGTTCATTGTTTACTAAAATACCATTTGAAAATGAACCAGGACATTGCGCACAAAGTAAAGAGTGTATTCCTTACCAAAAATCAATTGAATTTAAAAATATAGATTTTGCTATTTGTGATATGATTATGAAAAACAAAATTCCCGAACCATTTCACATTTTTTATACACACATGAAAGAACATTTTATTAATAATTATGAGAAACTTCTTAAGTTTGTTCAAACTAACAAACAATCAAACCCCAAATCAAAAGAAATTATAGAAATATATAAAATGGTCACTAATATTAATTATAGCGAATTAGAACAAAAATTAATCAAAACTAAATTATTTGTCGAATCTAACACTACTTAGACCCTTTAGAATAAAAATAAAATTGAAATTATAATATAAATATAATACATATTATATAACCATGCACTTCTGTAGTCAATGCTCCAATATGTATTATATTAGTATTGATCCTGTGGATCCTAATAAACTCATTTATTATTGTAGAAACTGTGGAAATAAAGATTCTACAATTTCAGTAAAAGATGTCACTGTATCAAAAATACAATTAAAAAAATCTAAACAAGAATTTAGTCATATTATTAATAAATATACAAAATATGATCCAACTCTTCCTCGGGTTTCTAACATTTTATGCCCAAATGAAGACTGCTTAACAAACAAAGAAGATGTCCCACGCGAAATTATTTATATACGGTATGACGACACAAACATGAAATATGCTTATTTATGTTCAACATGCGATACTGTTTGGAAAACCGAAGATCAATCATAATCAACATTTATTATTATTTTTTCATATAAATAAAATTGAAATAATATAAAAACTATATATAGCATTATATTATACAATGAGTAGTTATTTTGATAATCAGTATGATGGAGAAGATGATGATAATAAATTTCATAAAGGAGGAGATTCAGATGACGAAAAATCGTCTACAGATAATTCAGACATAGAAGAAGACATAGAACAAGATGATATTGTACCAAACGAAGACGAAGACGAAGATGAAGATGAGGATGAAGATATTGAACCAGATGAAGATGTTGAAGAAGATGAACAAGATAGTCAATATGGTGGAGCTAATTCAGAAATGGAAGATGATAATGAGTCTACTACAGAAATAAAACCAAGCAAAATAAAAAAAGTTCCGGCAAAAACTGTATATAAAAAACCTATTGATTTTGTGGATAATGATGTAGATGATGACGATGATGATGGAGAACAATATTTACAAAAATTTGATCAATCAATTAATGATAATTATATAGTCAATTTTCATCCAGAAAGCGTTTTACAAAATTATGACGAAATTTTATCAATGACAAAGGTAATTAGAAATAAAGATGGAGTTATTGTTGATGAATTACATAAAACAATACCATATTTAACAAAATATGAAAAGGCACGCATTTTAGGACAAAGAGCCAAACAAATTAATTCAGGAGCTTACCCATTTGTAAAAGTTCCTGAAAATGTAATTGATGGATATATTATTGCTGAAATGGAACTTAAAGAAAAAAGAATGCCTTTTATTATTCGAAGACCATTACCTAACGGAGGAAGCGAGTATTGGAAAATTCAAGATTTAGAAGATATCTCATTTTAGATTTTGTTTCATTTTAGATTTCCTAAGAGATCTTTTATATTCACGTTCATCATGCAATTTTTTTTCAAATTCAAACCCAATAAGACCTAATTTATGTAATTCTCCAGTTACATCGCTTTTCAAATCATCGTTATATATAGACTCATCATTACGTTTATTTCTATACTTATTTATGTAATATGCCATAAAATTTTCAATAATTATGTTTTGTTCTTCGTCATAATTTTTATCGATGTAACTCAAAAAGTTGCTAAAAGTTTGAAATTCACCCATTGTATATGTATTATACATATTTTATAATATTATATTTAATTCAATTTTTTGGCGGGACGCATCCATGCATATGAAGCCAAATAAAACAGATATTATGCAACTTTTTGAGGGTGTTCGGGGGGTGTCCATACAATTATACAATATTTTACTAAAAGATATTAAATAATTATTATAATTATTATCATGACACATATTAACAAAATGTATATATCAACCGGAATATCCATTTTATTTAGTGTTTATTCAATTTATAATATTATAGATTATTTGAAAACTTTAAACAGTACAATAACAGAATTATCTAATTTACTTAGTATTACTACAAAAAAATATAAAGACTCTCAAATTAAATGCAATGAATTGCAAAAAAAATACAACGATTTATTAAACAAATATGAATTGATAATTAAAGAAAATTCATATTTACTTGAAACTATCGATGCCAATGAAAATAATGCTAATATAATTGCAAATGAATATGCCAATGAATTAGACAATGATTTTGTCGAACCAAATATAGATAATAAAGCTGATATAATAAGAAGCACATCTGTTAAAGATGTTAACTGGCTAGGAACAGCTAAAAAAATGTTATTTGGTTAATTTGATGTCTATATAAATATATATTATAATCATATAAAGTATTTTAATTATAATATATACATGAAAGTAGCATTATGCTTTATCATCAGTTATAAACATATTCTTAATAAAGAAAAATTATGGATTGAATGGATTGAACCAAACAAAGATATTATTAATATTTATTTTCATTATAAAAACATACATTTAATAAAATCTCCATGGATCAAATTATATACTATTCCACCAAAATATATTCAAAAAACAGCTTATTTCAATGTTGTTCCCGCATATAT